AAAAAATAACCGGAGGACTTTCGTCCTCCGGCTCCGACTAGGGGATCACTCGCACTGCATTGCGTATCTTTCTACAGTATCTGTGCCAATCACAACCCGCTTGCACGTCGCGCTGTCTTGGGAAACGTATGCGCTGACAACCACTTCGACATCGTTAACGTATGTATAACGAAAATCACGGTTAAAAGCGGATGGGAAATCCCGTGTTTTGGTCTCTTTTACTTGTTCCCAATTTTCCAGAGCCCACAGGGTTGCCATAAGCTTGTTGCACTTCAACGACTCCAATTGATACATAGTGACTAGTACTTTAGGCTTGCCTTCCCAAGTAGTGTCAACACTGACATAGTGATTGTCGGCTTGTGGTGCAGGCGCGATCAAATTCAGTAGTGGCGTCAGAAGTTTGCGGTATTTCTTTACTGCATCACGCTCTTTACGGGCACGGGCAATTGTCGTATTGCGATCTTTTGTGTGGGTCGCGAAGATTGCTTGTGTTGCTTTGATTGCTTTAACCATTTTGATTCTCCAAGAGTTAACCCGCTTCACTCCATGTGTTGCGGTAACTGAATTATACAACAAATATCGGTTGGATTTGTTTTTAACGCCTTCGCCTGACTGAGCGCACATGATTAATCGCGCCCGCCGACAAATAACTGGTATCAAAGGGGCCGAAGCCCCAATGATTAATCCTCTTCGATTTGTTCATCAACATCTGATTGTGTGTACCACTCTAAAATCTTAGGGTCGTACCTAGATAGGACTGCTTCTCGGCACTTGTCACAAACTCGCGCAAGCGGGATGCCGCGTCCGTCATGTTCCCACCAGCTATCGGCTCGGGTGTGGTCGCAATGGTTCATTTGATTCTCCTAGGTTAGTGGGGCGGCTTTCACCGCCCCTGTTAATTAAATTTCGTTAGACAATTCGAGTTGCTGTTGTTTAGCAATTTCATCCGCTACTTGTTTGTGGAAGAAATTCATGGTCAGCATCATTGCGTCCCATTTGCTAGTGCAGTCTTCAATCCGGTTAGTGAGATCAGCTTCGGATACGGGCGTGACCCACAGGTGGGCTTGAGGTATTGGATTCTTCATTTCATTCTCCAAGAGTTAATCCGCTTCACTCCATGTGTTGCGGTATGGTTATTATAAGGGATAGTTAAGTGTTTTCTACCGGACGGCCCCAGCAGGACCCCCACCCCCCAAATCCTATTTGGGTCCCATCGCGCCCCCCATACCCCAAGACTTGCACAAATAACTACACAATTTCCAATTCTTCACACCCCCCCACCCCACTGTGTTTTTATCCAGCATTCACATTTCCCGGCTTTCGTGAAAACACCCCCCGGTAGGATTCCTTACCTCCTCCCCAAAATCTATGCTATATTCCACACATATTTATATGGAGTGCCGTTTTCCTCCGATGAACGATCTTGTACCTGACATTGACGCTAATGTCCCACTGCCAGCCTCTGCAAACGAGGCTATGCCTGAGCTTTCTGTAAAAGAAGAGCTAGCTATGCGTGCCAGAACAGTAAAAATGCTGGCAGACTTGCAAGGCAAACCCATTGAAGTATCTGAAGAGCACCGTGGTGAAGCCATGCAGATGATCGAACAGATTGCACTGAACAAATCAAGCCCCGATCTGGCCCAATACCCCAACGAGACCATTGCCTATTTAGCTGGTATGGTTGCTCAGTACGACCACATGATCGTGCGCGAGCTTGCGGACCTGAAGATATATGTAGTCAATAAGCTACTACAGGAAACTGACAACGTGGATGGTAAGTTACGGCTGGGTGCACTCAAAGCACTTGGTGAAATTGATGGCATCGACGCATTCAAGAAGCGTTCCGAGGTCACAGTCAAGCACAAACCTCTCGAAGAGGTGGAAAATGAACTGCTTGAGACGCTCCAAAAGCTGGAAAGACGCACAATCAGCGTCAGTGCACGGGTAGTGAGCAATGAAAATCACGCCTGACCAGCTAAAAAAGATCAGGGACGCGCTTCCCTTGATGCCCGAGACCGAAAAACGGGCTACTTTGGAGCTTTTGAAGGCCTATGACAGCAATTCTGTACAGGTTGTTGGCAAAGATTCGCTATTAGAGTTTGCCGACCATGTGTATCCCGGCTATATAGTAGGCCCACACCACCGTAGGCTGGCAAAAATCTTCGAAGAAATCGCCGACGGTAAGAAAAAGCGCGTAATCGTCAACATTGCACCCCGCCACGGTAAGTCAGAGTTGATATCCTATCTCGCGCCGTCATGGTTTCTAGGTAAATACCCCCACAAGAAGGTCATTATGGCCTCCCATACAGCAGATTTGGCGGCAAATTTTGGTCGCCGGGTGCGTAATTTGGTAGGTTCCGAGGGCTACAGAGACATTTTTCCACAGATAGAACTGCAAGCTGACAGTAAGTCTGCATCACGTTGGGGGACAAATTTCAATGGCGAATATTTTGCTATCGGTGTCGGTGGTGCTCTTGCTGGTCGCGGCGCTGACCTCTTCATTATTGATGATCCACACTCTGAACAAGATGCCAAAACTGGACGTCCAGACGTGTTTCTTCCTGCTTGGGAATGGTTCCAGTCTGGCCCTTTGCAGCGTCTTATGCCGGGAGGCGCTATTATTATTGTGATGACAAGGTGGTCTAAACTTGACTTAACCGGTCAAATCATCGCCCAAATGGGCCGTGAAGAGGGGGTAGACCCGTGGGAAGTGGTCGAATTTCCTGCGATTTTGGACGACAAACCTCTCTGGGGAGCGTTCTGGAGCCTTGAAGAACTGCTGGCTAAAAAGGCAGGCATGGACATCCGGTACTGGGAAGCCCAGTACATGCAGAACCCTGTGTCCCAAGAAGGTGCTCTTATTAAGCGGGAGTGGTGGAGAATCTGGGATAAAGACGCCCCTCCGTCGTGCGAGTTCATCATTATGTCGCTCGATGCCGCACAAGAAGCCAACAACCGTGCTGACTTTAATGCCCTGACTACGTGGGGTGTGTTCTTCAACGAGGAAACCAAGAACTACAACATCGTGCTGCTCAACTCTATCAAACAACGCATGGAGTTTCCCGAGCTTAAAAAGCTGGTGCTCGAGGAGTACAAAGAGTGGGAGCCTGATGCGTTCGTGGTGGAGAAGAAGTCAAACGGCGCGGCGCTGTACCAAGAGTTTAGGCGGATGGGCATACCCGTCGGTGAGTTTACTCCCGGCAAGGGACAAGATAAGATTAGCCGTGTGAATGCTGTATCTGACTTATTCTCAGCAGGTATAGTATGGGCACCAGACCGCCGGTGGGCAAAAGAAGTTATTGAGGAGTGCAATGATTTCCCTAGCGGCACTAATGATGACTTGGTTGACAGTACAACACAAGCGTTGATGAGGTTTAGGCAGGGTGGGTTTATCAGGTTGCCGAGCGACGAGCCGGAGCCAGTATATTCATTCAAGAGTAAGCGCAACCAATACTACACGGTTTAAGGATTAATTATGGCAACTAACATGGCCCCCTCGTTGTATCAGGCTCCTACGGGTCTTGATATGGAAGAAGCTGAACCCCTACAAATTGAGATCGAGAATCCCGACGATGTGCGCATCCAGATGGGTGATATTGAGATTGACTTGATGCCCCAAGATGATACCGGTGACGAAGAGTTTGACGATAACCTCGCTGACTATATTAGTGACAGTGAGTTAACCAGTATCAGTTCAGAGTTGATTGCAGACTTTGAGAAAGACCAAAACGACCGCAAAGATTGGATACAGACATACGTCGATGGATTGAAGCTGCTTGGGCTGAAGTATGAAGAGCGTACTGAGCCTTGGAGCGGGGCTTGTGGCGTGTTTCACCCGATGCTGACTGAGTCTGTTGTGCGCTTCCAAAGCGAAGGCATCATGGAGACATTCCCGGCGGCGGGGCCTGTGAAGACACAGATCATTGGTAAGGATACCCCCGAGAAAGAAGAAGCTGCGCAGCGCGTTACTGAGGACATGAACTATCAGTTGACCGATGTTATGCAGGAGTACCGGCCCGAGCATGAGAAGATGCTGTGGTCTCTACCGTTGGCAGGCTCTGCGTTCAAGAAGGTGTACTACGACCCGAGCAGGGGTCGGCAGGTTTCTATTTTTGTACCGGCTGAAGATATTGTGGTGCCATACGGCGCGTCTGATTTGTCTACGGCCCCGCGCGTGACGCACGTGATGCGGCGTACAGAAAATGAGTTGACTAAGCTCATGGCAGCTGGGTTCTACAGTGATATTGAGCTTGGTGAGCCCACAACAGAACTAGATGACGTTGAGAAGCAGAAGGCCAAGGAGCAGGGCTTTTCGGCTATTCAGGACAATCGCTATCGCATCCTTGAGATGCAGGTTGACTTGGACTTAAAGGGCTACGAGGACAAAGATAAATACGGTGAACCTACGGGCATCGCACTGCCGTACATCGTCACTATTGAGAAGGGCACCGGCACTATTTTGGCTATCCGCCGCAATTGGTACGAGGATGATCCGCTACACACTAAGCGCGAACACTTGGTCCACTACCAGTACATCCCGTCTGGCTTTGGGTTTTATGGCTTTGGGTTGATCCACCTGATCGGTGGCTACGCTAAGAGCGCGACCATGATACAGCGGCAGTTGATTGATGCAGGTACGCTGAGTAACTTGCCCGGTGGTTTGAA